ATCCATTTTGTAGCATCTTTAATGGCTTCTGTTAAACCTTTTACAAAACTCTCTGCTGTATCAAAAGCATCAATAAAGAATTGTTTTATCGCTGGTAATTTAGGTTCTACCCATTCCCACAGTTTTCTTAAAGCTGGTAAAATATGTTCTTTGAAAGCTTTACTTGCATTTTTTACCACATTACCGATAAATTCAAAAACATTCTTCATAACCTCTTTTATCTCTGGCATGTGTTGAATGACCCAAGCAAGCATTTTTTGAACCATTGGCATAAGTTGAACACCTATAGTTGTCGCTGCAGCTCCCAAAGATCGCTTTACCTGATCCATGGTATCTGTAAATTTTACACCAGCATCAATAGCCGTATCACTCAAAATAAGACCAAGTCCATGTGCTTTTGTTCTCATGTTTTCTATAGATTCCGATCCGCCATTTAAAAGCGGTGCAAGTTCAGTTGCTGATCTGCCCAAAAGTTCAGATGCCAATGCTGTCCTTTTTGTTTCATCGTCCATAGCAGCTAACGCAACAATAGTTTCTTGTAGAAGAATCTCCTGCTCTTTAAGCGTTCCGTCTGTATTTGTTACTGTTATTCCTAATTCATCAAACGAATCTTTATACGTTGTAACTCCTTGAGAAGCTTCGTATGCTGCCTTAGATAATGTTTTTACTCCCATTTGCAATCCTTCAATATTAGTACCAGTTTGAGATAAAATAAAATCCCATTCCTGAAATGCTGTTCTTGATATGCCTATTTTTTGTGACATTTTGTCAATCCTATCCGTTGCCTCAGAAGCTTTTTTTGCCATACCCAAAACTGCGGCTCCAGCAGTAGCCATTCCAACACCAACAACAGCCCCTATTTTTGCCACACCTTTTGCAAAGCTTCCCATTTTTGCTCCTGCTGATTGCATACCTTTATCAAAATTTTTCAAATTGGCTTCTATTCGTACAATTAAACTTCCTACTGTTTCATCAGCCACATAATCACCTTCTTTCATATAAAAAAACATCCTATTTAGGATGCTTCAAATCTTGGCATAAAAATATACCGCCTTTCGTATCCGCTAAAAGTATATCTGATCAATATAGCATCCATTTACAGGTATTTTAGCATTATCAATTTCCTTTACTTCCTGCTGTTTTGTCGAATTTAACATTTCTTCATAAGATACAAAATTGTTTTTATCCATATGAGGATATTTACATAACCAAATTTCCCATACTTTTTGCTCAAGTTCCTTTTCTTCTAATTTTAAAAGCTGTTGAATAAAATCGTTTATTTCCATATTTAAGACATATCCGATATCATGATAATTTCTTAAAATAATATCGTTTATTTCTGCTGCGTCAACTTCGCAGCAGACTTGAAAAAAGGTAAGTTTTTTTCGCTAAACAATTCAGTTATAAGATTAATAAAATCAGACAATGGCAATTTTGATATTTCTTCTTGTGTTTTTCCTTCCAAGTCAGCTAAAAATTTAAAAAAATCCTGTTCTGCTTTATGATAGTTTTCAATTACTCCCCATATTAATTCAGATACCATTTGACCTTTATTACCGCCAGAATTAGCAAACATTCCTTTTATAGATTCTTTTAACTCCATTTTTGACAATATCTTAGTAAATGGCGATATATCCTTTGCCAATAAAGTTCTCATAAATACACTTCCTTTAATTTATTAGGGGGCTATATAAGCCCCCATTTTTTATGCTGATGTAGTAAATTCAAATGTCATAGGTGCTGACAATGAATTCCCTGATTCATCTTTAATTCCAATTCCCATAACTACACTGTAACTTGTTGATGCTGTCATAATTGCAGAAATAGTCATTGTCACAGTTGAACTTGATACCGTCAAAGTAGCCGAAACTGTAGCAGCAGATGATACTTGCAAAATCATAAAGTTTGCAGCGGTTACTGTACTTGACAAAATAGGCTCGCTGAATGTAAGCGTAATATTTGTTGTTTGAGTTGCACTGGTTGAACCCGCAGACGGAATACTGCTGCTAAATGTCGGTGCTGTAGTGTCTGCTGTTGTACCATATACAGTTGTAAACCATGCGGTACCTATTGCTGCAGTGTAGTCAGTAGCATCGTCACGAGTAGATGACTTGAAACGTCCATCATATATTCGCTGTACAAATTTACCCATCATCGTTGGTGTCTGCCAATTGATAGAATCTCCTTTAGTTTCGTGATCCATCGAAGGCTTATTGAATTTGCCTTTAAGGAACCAAAAGTACGAATATCCGATATTACTTCTTTTTGCCCTAAAGCCAAATGCAACATCAACTGGTTGGTCTGTTGCAAGTTCATTCAACACTCCACCTGAAATTGTGTGTCCCATTAAAGCTGCATAATCTTCTTGCGATATATCAGCAATACCAACTTCAAGTTCAATTTCTCCGATTGTTTCTGCCGTGTCATACGGTCCATCATCAGCGAATAATGTTGACACTTCTGAGTTAGGATTATAAGAAACTGATATCGCGCCTTTCAAAGCCACAGGAGTTTGATACGATACACCTGCCGATGTATCATAATTTAAAAGCGAATAGTAAAAATGATCGAGGCCTATAAGAACACGTTTTGACATAATTTTACACTTCCCTTCGTTTATTTTTTTTGCATGAAAAAAGCACCCGTCTCTGAGTGCCTTTTTGTTTTGATTGTAATTTACCGTTTAAATCCATATGCTGGTTTTTTTAACAATATATCTAAATCCCATCCACTTTTGTATCTTTCCCATAATGTTATATATGGAATATTATACTGTTCTGCTAAATTTTTTAAATAATGTTCTTTCCCATCAATAGTAATTTTTATGGCATTGCTTTTATTTAAGTGTTGCTCACTAAAAGGTATCCATTCGCAATTAATTGGTTCATAGTTCCCATTTACATCTTTTCTTTCTATTGTCAATCCAACTTTGTAACCATTATTAAATGACCATTCTTGAAAATTTCCAAAATCATTTAACCATTCATTACAAATGATAATACCTCTACCACCATAATTTTTATAATATTTATTTTTAGAACTATAACACCTATTTTTCATGTTTTTCCATGTGCGGTATAATGCTGTTCCAGTCCCATGATGTTTCCCAAATCTTCTTGAAGCCGATTCATCACGAAGACATCCACAGCTACTTGTATTTCCACTTAATAATTCATTGGGAGTAAGATTTGTTAAATTTCCACAATCACATTTACATTCCCATATTCTTTGTTTATATTTATTACTTCCAATGCTTTTAATTGCAGTTAATCTACCAAACTTTTGTCCTGTTATGTTTTTTGCTGCTGTCATTTAACCACGTCCCTTTAATACCTTAGCGTTTCTCTGTTTAAGAGCTTCGCGTATGTATTCAGGATATGTTTCTTGTGTCGTTTCAATTGCCCTCATAGTGTCGTCTTCAAGCTTCTTGCTACATCGTACTTTTTTAATCCATCCTTGCATTTGTACGCCTATGGTTTTTGGCGACATATATAAATACCTCCTTAATAAGATGCTTATATTGTACCACAACATTGCCACGTATACAAGGATTAATTGCTAAAAACTTGGGTCGCTTATGTCTATTTTGTATTGCATTGACTTATGAAAAATACGGCTATCATTTTCAAACAAATCAATGCTTTGCCTTCGAGTAAAATCAATTCCTGTCATAACATCATCAACTGCTAATGCCAATGCCGATAGACTTGCTTTACTCCACAAGTCAATTTGAAATATTATCTCGCTTCCGATTTCCTGATTGTCTGCATACAAGTTCCCTATATTTCCAAGTTCAAAATAACTTACGCTTGGTAATGTTGCAAAATCAGGAGGATATTGAAAATATATTCTTGCTGAAACAATTGTTGTTATAGCAGACGCAGTTTGCAATGCCGTTAATACAGTTGTTTTTATATTTTGCATTATAAACCACACCCCTTTTTAAATGCCTTTGCAAGTTCTTTTAATATTTTTTGTTTATTATTGTTGTATGCAGGAAAAAGAAAAGGCTGTGCTGCACCTCGAGAAGAACCGTATTCAACGGCCTTAGCATATTCCACATTAGTCACTATGATTGCCGCAGGATTATTTGAACCAAAATTTTCAGTTTCATGGCTGATACTTTGTTTTAATCTTCCAGTATCAACAGGAACATTTAATTTTGCATCCTTTTTAACAATCTCTGCACTGTTTATCAATGCCTGTTCAATATCGTTTGTTGCAATTTTATTTATTTTTTTCAATCTGTCCTGAATCTCTTTTTGCCCTTGTATTTCTGCCATGTCAACTCACCACCGGCCTGACTATGACTTCGTAATGATTTTGATATTTTTCAATGCGATATATGTCGTAGGTTCCTTCATCATCAACAATGCGCCCATTTTCCTGCGCCACCGTTGATGTTTTGAGGAAAAACAGGTTTGTTATTCCTGCATCTGAAATTCCGTATTCCTTGAATGCAATTTCTCCCGCAAGTGGCTGTTTATTGGACTTTTCAATTGTCTGTGAAGCTGTCCATGTTTCAATTGCCATTCCTTCTGCGTCATATTGAATTTCTTTGTTTTGTATAATTACAGTAATATCCAACAGCATTAAATCACAACCTTCCGATATAAATCTAATACGCTTGCATATTGCTGTATCAATGCAGTATTGTCCCAACTATAGCTAAGTTTTCCCTGAACTAATTGTTTAAGTCCGACAGTTCCATCCTGTTGCTCGCCATACATATCAGCCACCATTGATATTGCTGCCTGTTCAATGTCATACGGAAGCGTACGAACTGTTTCAGGCTCTAGAGTATATCCAGCACTATAAATTACCTCAATGTTGTCCACAGGTGCTGTAGGCTCTCCTACAAGTCCAATCAAATATCCAGACCATGGCCAACCATTGTTCTTGAATATAATTCCTCTATCAAGATATGTTTTGTCTGCCGTAACATAATCCACGCCGGCAGTTAATGCGGCACTGTCAATCTTAACCGATGTAATAGAATTTACAGGATATTGATTTAGTACGAGTTTCTGCCGCCCTGAGCCTTTGTAAAATTCGCTGTAAGTATCAGCAATAAAGTTACGATTGCAATACTTTGACACCATCCCGGAAACGCTGTTGATATTGCGTTCTAAAAAGTTATCTTTTGTATAGTTCCATGCAAAATAATCATAATCAGATACAGTGATTGATCCAGTCATAGCGGCTGAAAACGTCAATGTTCCTGCTGTATAATCAACAGTATAAGATGTAAGCGTTGCCGTAACTCCAGCAGTAGTTGTTTGCAATACAGTTCCGATTGTGTTCACGGCAATGTCACTATGTGCAAATGAAAATGTAACCTGCGCCGTATCTGCTGTAAGTGTTTCGATTGCTGTTATTTCAGTGTGCGTGTAAAGATTAAGATATAGTCTTACATTTTTGAGGTTTGTGAGACTTTGTGCGATTAAGGGCATTACCATCACCCTTCCTTTTAAAAAATTAAGGGGAGATTAACTCCCCTTTGTAACAATGTTTTTGCTTGATGGTTTTTTCTTGTTTTCCGGATTTACCATCTTATCATCCTTTTTCATTTCGTCACCTTCTTATACTGCAGGCTCATTGACAGCATCTCCAAGTACGCATGTAACTGATACTATTGCAGTTGCAGTAACTGCGCCGGTAGGCGTTAAATATATTTGCAAATATCTCTTTAGTCCAATTAAATCAACGTCAAGTGATTTTGCTATTTGTCCATCAACAATTAACTGTGCTGCCGTTGTTGCTGCAGTGCCGCCCGCTGATATCGCTGGATATGTCTGCATAGTCCATGTCCCTGTATTTACAGCCGTCCAAGTTGATTTATCATCACTTTGGTAAAGTGTGAATACAGTGGAATCAGTTGTAAGTCCAGCTGTCTCAGTTGCATGCATCTGTACAAAATAGGCAGACAAGAATCCTTGTCTATCAATTACACCTGTTCCGGCTCCAGCACTTACATGTGCTGTTGTGGCTCCGGCCGATATGCTAGTAACTAATCCATATCTTTTTACTACTTGTTCAATTAATTTTCTTCTCATGTTATTACCTCCTTTTTAATTAAGCATTGGGATAATTCCATACTAAGAATGATGTATCATGGCGTAATGCCATATCATGCTTACCTGTAACCTTAAGTATTGTTTGATCCAAACTAAAAGCTGATTGCAAACTTGAACCGTCATACCAAGATGCTTCTGTTGATGCCTCAAAGTTAAATGTCATTTCGTCCCCAAACATAAATTCGGAGAAGTCACCGAGGAATATATCAAAGTAAGTTGTACCGGCAGTACTGTTAGCAGTGGTAATCTGGTTAGATACACGGAACGGGAAACCATTCAATGTGCCTCTGTTCATTTCATCCCTATAAATATATTGATTTGTGGTGGTTTTCAAGTTGTAAAATGTACTCCAAATTTTACTATTGAACATCCATCCTGTAGAAAGCATTGGAACATTTGCGTTCATCAACCCGCCAATCATAGTCCCCGGAATATCTGCCGTCAAAGTAGTTACACCTGTAGCAGTAGTTATATTAGCCGTCGCAACACTATTCTTTATTCCAATAGGTGTGTATGCTGTTCCGTCTCCATACATAGACGTATAATCAATTTTAAGTTTCATTTGATTAATCATATCGTCTCTTATCATCATGTCAGCCTGATAGGATGAACTTCTAATAAGGTCATTTGAAACAGGAACAAGCGTTACAAGCTTTTTGCTTGACAATTTTACATTTCCAAATGCTTGTTGGGATTTGGTAGCATTCTGATTTTCACCTACATAGTAAGATGTAGCGCCACCTGTTAGTTTTGGAAGATTTAAGTTGCCATTAGGCATAGGAATATGTCTCGCGCCAAGTTCCATAACCGCAGTTTTGGATAATAAAAGCGGTATAATTTCAGAACTATATTGCTCTCCAATAAGGAATCCACCTTCGGATGGTGTTGTAGCCGATAACTGTTTCAACAGTGCATGTACTTCCTTATCTTCTGGATACATGCCTTTACTAGAGTTCTGACCGCCAATAGCATATTGTAATGCAGTATCCGGATTGTTTTTTGCAAGTGTCAAACATTTAATTGCTCTTGCAAATGTGATACCAGGCTCCTTTTTAACTTCCTGAATTGGATTGCTTTGCTTTTGCATAAATATATCTGCATACTTGTGTTGTGTTTCCTCATACTGTTTTTGCTTCTCATCCTGTTCTTTTTGCTTTTCCTGAATTGGAGAAAGCTGTTCCTTGACAGTATCAGTTATTGCGGTTTTCAATTCATTTAAATCCATGATTAATTACCTCCTTTGATTTGGTTGTTAATAATTTCTGTGATTAGTTGTTTGAGTTCCTCTGGTTTAATTTCTAGTTTGTCTTGTGCAGCATCTTTTTCAGGTTTTGGAAACTCTATAGCATCAAGGTTTATATCCTTGTTTGCGTCTTTTTTTTGCAAATCAAAAATCTCATTTGCAATTATTTTTATATCTGTTTTTTCGCATAAAATAAGCACCTGGGATTTTATCTCCGCAAGTGCCTGTTTCATTTCGCCTATATCGTTTGTTTTCCCCGATTCATCCGGCGGTTCATCAATTCCCGTATTTTCAATGAATTTCCGGAGTTTGTCGGAACAATTATTCATGCTTTCGCATATTTCGCCAAGCATATTTTTTGTTTTCTGTGATAGTGTTGCACCTGATTTTATAAAATATCCTTTTGGTTTATATAATTCTTCCAATTCTATAAAATCTGTTGATAATATAGCAATTTTATCCTTATATTCATATTGATATAAAAAATATTTTTCGTTTTTTTCTATAATCACATGTCCGTTAGGATATTTAATCGGATACAAATCTTCGATATAAGGGCGGTCAATAGTATAAATGCCCGCCGAATTAATTGCCAATCTTATTGCGTCAAATATATCATATACCGATGGATTCCCTTCCAAATCAAGTTTTTTAATTTCTGTTGATTTATTTTTAATGTTATCACCTCCCTTTGTCAAATCCTCATGTTCTTTCAGCCATGCTTTAGCCCCTGCCAAATCCCAGTCATCCTCTTTTGGGAATATTATAGACTGCACCGTCAATGTGGTTTCATCTTTCAGCCTGCCCATAACTGAATTCACACGTGGTTTATCTTTTTTTATCGGCACAGTTCTGAAACTGCCTTCTTGAAATAGTCCCGGATCACGAACTCTGAACCTGAAACTAGTCTCCGTTTCATCCCAGCCAGGTTTTGTGATTGTTGATTTTATTTCTAAGTCTTGCAATTCCTTTTCCATAGCATCGAGGTTTACACCTTTGGACTTTGCATTTTGAATTAAACTTGCCGCATTACTTGGAACAGGTACGATTGACCATTCCAAAAGTTCCCATTTCTTATATCTTTTCCCATATTTACTTCCGTCAATAGGTTCTGATTCTAACCCAATGAATCCTACACTGGCGGCTTTCAAAAAACCGCCTTCACAAAGTTTTTTGCAATCTTGAGCAAAAGCAGTCGGGGCAAATTCTACTTCTGATTCAATATAATCCGTATATATTTTTTCACTCACTGATTTTCCAACTGGCAAACTAGAATAATCATGTGCAAAAAGTACCACACTATTCTTCCTATAATTTTCCAGCATTACTCCTTGAGGTTCCAAAATATCTTCATCGCGGTCAGGAATATTCGTGCTTATTTTGAAAATTAAATTTCCATTGTTTCGTTGTTTAACTTCCATTGGTATTGATTTAAACATAATCGACATATTACATGCCTCCTTTTGGCAATAATAAAAGCACTCATATGTTGAGTGCTAATTGTTGTATTTTAGTTTTTGGTTCATAGTTAAGATATTTAAGTATCTTTTGTTCTCTTTGTTTATTATAAAATGGTTGTTTTTGATACCATTCAAAGAAATTTTTATTAGATTTACTTGAATTGCATGATTTGCACGAAGAAACAATATTATTTTTTGTATATTCTCCGCATTTTGACAATGCAATAAAATGTTCTTGTTGTAATTTTTCTTCATTTCCACAATAACAACATTTATTATCAAAGTATTTCATGCATTCTATCCATTGATATTTTGTCAATGATGATTCTAATTCTTTTTTTCTTGCTCTTCTTTTGTTAGTATGATTATTAGATGTTAATATGCCTTTTTCTGTATTGCGATATTTTTTATTTCTTTTATTATGTTTATCTCTATTGTTTTGTTCGTATTTTATTATTTTATCTTGATTATTTATTTTCCATCTTTTCTTGATTTCCGATACTTTATCATGATTATTTTTTTGCCATTCAAGTTGAGATTGTATAACTTTTTCTTTGTTATTTTCTCTCCATTTTTTATTTTGTTCTGAGATTTTATCGCAATTGTTTTTATAATAATCTCTTTGCTGTATAAGTATTTCTTCTCGGTTATTAGCATATTTAATTTTGTTGTTTTTTAATATTTCATCTCTATTTTCTTTATGCCATTTCCTACTTCTTTCCAAATAATTATTTTTATTTTCTTCGTAATATTTTTTCTTTCCCATTGCTACTTTTTGTTTATTTTTTTTTCGATATTCTTTCCCTTGTATATTCTGGCATGATTTGCATTCGAATCTTAATCCATCTTTACTTAATTTATTCGCTCTAAAATATTCATTCGTAGCCGGAAACTCTATCCCGCATTTAGTACATTTTTTAACCATAATAAAATACCTCCTGTAGTATTATCCTGATTTATAATTCTGTGGGAAACATAGTCAGGAAACTATGCTTATCGGCTCGCGACTGCCTATCCCACTAAACATATTATATCATATTTGTTTTATCTCACTATCGAATACTTTTATTATCTTTTCCATTTTATCACCATCCTTTAACCCTTAGTTTCTTCATACCAGACTTGGTTTACATTAACAATATTGCTTCCAGCACCACCATTCGACAATCTTAAACAATAATTCGTAGATTGTTTAAATATCCATTCGTTCGTCCGAACCCCTTCATCGCCAGAATAATGACCTCCAACAGAAGTCCCTCCTCCAATAAAAGTTTGTAATATCAATGTACCATCGGCTGTTACATTTGCAGTTTTTACAATAGTCATGGTAGCTATTGCAGTGACTATTCTGTTATGATTATATGCTGCGACAATTTCACCAGACGAGACAGAACAATCTTCATAGATATTTATTGTCAATTTATCTGCAGAACATGATATCCTTGAGGCTCTATAATGCATATATAATACAGATGGAGTTGTTAAAACAATATTATAGGTTCCACCTGACGTCAAAGTAGCCTGTATAGATGTTTCAAAAAATAATCCTTCATGTATATATCTATGCTCAACTTCAATTGTCGAAAATGCACCTGTAACATAATCGATTATATTAACTGTTTCACTAGCTGAATCCAACATTGCAGAATTTAATGTTACGCTGCCAGAAACAGCAACCGTGCCGCTGCCTGAAAAGTTAACGGTAGCAGTTCCACTTACAACTATTGTTTCACTACCAGAAAAAGTAACCGTAGATGTTCCAGAAACATTAATTGTTTGTGAACCTGAAAATGCAACTGTAAGGTTGCCCGTAATGTCTACAGTGACATTTCCGGATACATTCACCGTTTCTGAACTTGAGAACGTCACAGTGCTTGTGCCAGATATATTTACAGTTTCAGATCCTGTAAATGTTATTGTTAAGTTACCTGTTATGTCTATAGTTACATTTCCTGATACGTTAACGGTTTCACTTCCAGAAAATGTTACTGTCGATGTGCCAGACACAACAACTGTGCCACTTCCGGAAAAATTGACTGTGGCAGTTCCAGATACTACAACTGTTATAGTTCCAGAAATGCTTGTTGTCACTGTTCCAGATATATTAATTGTTTCGCTTCCAGTATAATGCACGAGTCCGGATCCTGTATCGTCATCACCTTTCCATTTCCAAAATTCAGCCATTATTTCTCCACCTCAATTCAATAAAATTTTTTAATTATTAATTAATTACTTTTTAATACAATTCGACATGATAAACCAAGGTATATATCGGGTCAAATTTGCATATCCCATTATTTTATTGTTTTACTTCCATTAATCTCCTTTTATTAAATTAAAAACGATCCTTAATATATAAATTATCTTATTTCGATATAGGCTATTGTTATAATACAATCAAAATCTTTCTTAAATGTTATAATATTATTACTAAAAATATAATCTTCATTTTCTCCACTTATTAAATAATTTCCATGTATATCTTTTAAAGCAAGCAAAGAACAACAATTACATCCCAAATCAACAATATCATTTATTTTTATATTGTTTATTTTTGTAACAAAAGCTTTTTTTTTATCATTCATAAGCATACTTATCCCTCCGCAATATTTTTATTTAATATATTTTTATTAAGTAAAATACTAAATTACTAGATGTTTCAGATTCTTGCACATCCGTATAACATCTCATATATACGTCTGTTCGAGGAGGTAATACAAGTTTTGCATATCCAAAAAATACATTTTTCCCTCGTATACAAGAATATTGCGGCATCTTCGAAAAAGCATCTTCTCCATATGTGCGAAAAAATAAATTCATTTTTAAATCATTTGTTGTTTCTGTATATAAATCAAAATCTTTTAATAAACCATTGTACCCATCTGGAATAGTAAATATCGCTTGTCTATCAGCTCTATCATTTGTAAAAATTGCCCTCATTTTATTTGCAGGAACACCATTAGTAAAATCTCCTACGCCAACCCAAATTGTACCTATTGGATATTTGTCACCATTAACATCCACATTGCTACCAAATGCAAGAACGTATAAAGCATTAATTCTTATTAAGCTTCCTACAGATACAGGCGTTAAACCACTTAAGTTTTTAGTTATATATTGTACATTATAATTTTCGTCTAACCCTATAATCAATATAGTTCTAGCTCCAATTCCTTCTTCGGTATCATCTGCACTAGTGCTCGCAATGTAAACATCTTGAACTGTTTGTGGAAAATATAAAGGTAATTCAAATGGAGCCGATGATAATAATGAATCAATAGCATTGGCAATGCCATAAGCTGTGCAACCATCTAATATTATATCAGGGAATTGTCCTAATGAAACTAAATCATCATATAATATTGCTAGTTCTGGTATAGTTGGTACTCCATCTGATATTATATCTGCAATATTGATTACAATATCATCTTCTTTTAGCATTCTCCCTGAAGCTATCCCATATTGATTTATACCCATTAATTATCACTCCCCGTATATGATTTAGCCGAAAGCCACTATCCCTTTAGTTGAGTGGTAGTTCACATCTGTATTAAATAGATTTAGTCATTATTTTTCCATCTCGATTCAATAAGATTTCTTGATTTAATGTCAACTATTTCAAAATGTTTATATAGTGCATTTCTAAATTCGCCGACAATCGCCTTTATCTCAGCCTGCCATGATTGCAATTTTAAAGCTTCAACGTCATATTTCATAATATCTCCTCCTGTTAATATAATCCGGTATAGGATGAAAACCAGTTTACCCCTGCATCAAAGCTTTTAAGATTTAATAAAAATGTTCCGGCTGCTGTAGGATTAGGTGCAGTTGCTATCTGCCATGTTATCATTCCTGTGTATGTGATTGTTGCCGTAGTTGTGAAGGTTAATTTCACATTTACATTTAGCATTGTATCTGCCGCAGTTGGGATGCTTGCTATTTTCAATGTTTTCCCTGCTGTATCTGCATTTGTTATTGTAAAATTTCTATAAGTTGATAAAGGCAATGTAAAAATTGCGCTGCTTACAACTATTGAAACAAAATCATTCAGCGCAGTTATATTTCCGCTTAATGTAGTTATGTTTCCGCTCAGGGTTGTGATATTACCGCTTAATGTTGTTATTTTGCCGTCAATAGATGTATCATTTGCGCTTATATTTGATAAATTAGCGTCTATTGAGATTTCCAAATCTTTTTCATATTCGCTTTTTACATATGCTGTTGGTATGTTTAACATAATAAAACCTCCTTTATTCTGGAATTTCTGCATAAGTCGTACATCTGCAATTGCACACCTCAGAAGCATCGCCGTTTGGATCGCCTGGATATAATAATCCATTGCGGAAAGGTTCACCTATATTTACCGTTTCGCCATTAATCGCTGCGTGGCTTGGTCTTTCCCTACCATCAATTGCAGTAAGCCATGTATGTTTTTTTACTCCTCCGGATACCATTGTTTCGATGTTTCCAAAATTGACTGTAGATGCGGTTTCCGTACGAGCAATCAATTCAGCCCTTGATGTTTTTGCCTCAGTCATAACTGATGATACACGGTCCCTTAATTTCGGGATTCCCTCACCTTCCGTAATTCCTTCTGTAAGCGTTTTACTCAGTTTGCCTTTTGTGGTATCGTTTATTTCAGTTACCTTTTCCGCTCCAAATTCTTTAATCCAGTCCAAAAACTTAGGATTCAACAAGTCAAAACTTACCCCGAGACTATAAGTAGCATTTGCAACTTCAAATCCTTCCCGCATGGACGCCAACCATAAAGGTTTCAAAGCAACATGCAATATATCATCTTCTTCAGTCCAATCAAGTAATTCCCCTATTTCATCTATAGCCGTCTTTACGCTTTTCTCCAATGACTTATTGATTTTATCTTGCTGACTTTGAAAATACTTTTTAAGCGCATTAATAAAACTGCGTTCGTATTTTATCGCAGCCTTATCAAATACATGCCACATTTGATTTTTCATTTCAGGAGTCAACTTTTTTTTTACTGACTTTTCAGGTTCCAGCGCAGGTCTTTGTTCTGGTTCCATATTTACTGCAATTGCATTTCCATCTAGCGGAGTCGGAATCATATTAAGCGGAGTATAAAGTATTTTCCCTTTACCTTGTGGCAGAGGTTCATACCCATTTGCCATTCGCCATTCATCAACAAGCAATCCTCCACTTTTCAGACCTTCAGATGATTTTTTCAATACGAATTCCTCATCCTCCGGCACAACATTATCATGCTCGAAATATATATTATCTGCAAATTCAGGAACTAATTGACGATTGATAGTATCATCAATAAATTTTAATTCTTTTCTAAGAACATTTTTTGTGTAAAGATAATAAGCTGCATCTATTGTATTTCCATGACAACCAACTTTACCATTTCTTCTTGTAAAAAATACATGAGAAGGAACTTCTAAACACCAAACAATTCCATTATATTGCTCTTTTGTAATTGGACTTACTTTAGCATTACCTGTTCCACCTATCTTAGAAGTATTAACATAATATACTTGCTTTGAAGAAATACTTAAAACAAACCATGAAAATTTACCTTTTGTAGAGACTTTTATTGATGATCTTAAGCCCATTTGCACACAAAGTTGTTGAACATCTGATGCTAATTGATAACTAGCAGTTGAGTAAAATTGATCTGCATATTTTACTGTTGTTTTAGTTCTTTCTTGTCTTTTGGACCCATCACCTTTCATCATAGCATCAAACATAATCATTTGAGCTTCAACAGGCCAATCAAAGACGCATCTCGGTATTTTTTTATTGTATGCTCCGTCTCCTACGTGTTCACTTAGCCAATACCATAAACTTTTATTACATAGTGTATGTGTAGCAAGTGTTTTATCTCTCCATTTATTTGGTCCACTTTGAGTTGAAGTTACATTACCAATATTTAAACGTACTAACGATTGTTTAATAGCTTGTTCTATTTCTCCTAAATTTTGCGGTATTTTAATTGCAAAACTTTTAGAAACACTTCCATCTGCATTTAATACTTTATCTAAACTACCTTCTGCAATATAAAATCCTAAAAATTCCGCAAAATCAAATACATTTAAAGAGTACTGATCATCTATTGGTTGCTCACCTTTTAAACCATAACCTAGATATGCTTTTTTTGATATGGTTACTATGTTTTGATTTCCTTCATAATTTCCACCCGTAGCACGCCATACGTTTTGAAGCTTCTTATCTGCTATTTCATAGCTTCTTTTGATTTCAAAATGACCTTTGAATTGAGTTTTTGTGTACATCCTATGATCAGGAGTAACTAAAACATCTACGTTTTTATTTTTCCAATGATGCATTTCACCTTCATAGTCATATTGAACAATTTTACTTGGTTTAGAATAAACTATTGCATTTTTATCTTCATCCCAAGTAGCTATATCATCATCATACGAAAGTTCATGATATAATTTCCAACCATTTTTTGTTAGACATTCTGTGTCTTCTGAATAACAAGACCTATTACTATTTTCCAGTATTCCAAACAGCTCTGGTGGTATGCAAAAATGCTGATTAGCTTCATCCCTCAGATATTTACGACTGGCAATAAAGTCCATATCCTTATTTGATTCTTTAAGAATTTGTGCTTTTAATTCCCAGTTTACAAATGCTGTTTTATGTTTATTATTGAAACCTCCAAATTTCTGATTCCAACTTTCCTCTGTTCTGTTTATCACTGTCTCATCCGCGCCTGGCATTTGAATTACCATACTTGGAATAGCATCATTCCAAAAGAAACGCTTCTGATACTTACTCATATATTCGTCAACTTCAATTTCATCTGAGATTCCGGTACTGCGTCCTATTCCACGCAAATATGGATTTACTATATCGGGCTTTTTGAAATAAATCATATCCTCTTTCAAAACATATATAGGTTGTGCTTGCATATTACCTGACGGCTGAACAGTATAAAAAGGCTTCGCCATACTTGGTATTTCACTTACCCAATGCGGAGGTATAGGCCACAATTCAGTAATCCTTCCAAGTCCGTTTTTTTCTTTAAGCCAAAACGCTTCCCCACTTGGCAATAATAAATATACCTGTGTAAGATAAAACAAAGCATATTCAGTTATTGTTTGATTCTGGCAAGGATTTTTTAATAAAACTTCAATTGGATTATCTTTTAATTTTATTTTTTTTGTATCGCCTTTTTTGTAAATCCCATACATTGAAGTTGCCACATCACTTGCTATCTGATGCACAGGGTTCATTCTAGGTGATTTATTGTATAAGTCAAACCAATCTGCTGTACTTCTTTTTGGCGGTTCTCCAAGAACAGGTGTGAATCTTGCCGCCATTGATAATAATGATTGTGTCGGTTGTCCTGTAAATGCTGCCTTGATTGAACTTATTCTATCTATCAATGTCATTTTTTGCTTCATTTTCTCACCTGCCTTTTTGCATAATAAAAGCACCCATTAAATGAGTGCTAATTGCTGTATTCTGGTTTTTGTATCGTAGTTTAAATATTTCAATATCTTTCGTTCTCGCTTCTTACTATAAAAGGCTTGCTTTGGATACCATTCAAAGAAATAGCTATCATTTTTACTAGAATTACATTTCTTGCATGATGGTATAATATTATTTGCCGTGTATTCTCCATTGTTTGATATTGAAACAAAATGATCTTGGCTCAACTTTAATTTTAGGCCACAATAACAGCATTCATTATTAAAGTATTCTTTGCATTTTATCCATTGATCGGGAGTCAAAGAAGCCTCCAGATTTCTTTTGCGCGCTTCTCTAGTTTGTTCGTTTTTTCTTCTGTTAAGCACAACATCTTCTTTTTTCATGTAATCCTTTTTCTGAAGCAATATATTATGTCTGTTATTATCGTAGTATTCTTTTTGATGTTGTCTTATGTATACCTTTTTTCTTTCATACAGATTTTTATTGTTTTGTGATATTGTCTCTTTATTTTCAAGGCTATATTTTTTATTTGCCTCTTTGAAATATTTTATATTATTTCTATAGTAATTATGGTGATGATTTTTTGTGCATTCCTTACACTCTCCCCTGAGTCCATATTTCCCGTTTTTGTCTTTATAAAAATATTCTTCCGTGGCAGGAAATTCTATGTTACACTTCCTACAAAATTTTATTTCAAACATAATTAAAACACCTCCGCAGTGTATCCGATTTATAATATGGGAAGGCAGCTCGGAAAACCGCTTTTCACTCCGTCGAGTTATCCCACACAAATATTATATCATATTATTTAATGTAATACGAAGGTTTTTTCAGTATTTTTACTAATGTAGCCAATGAGTCAGCGGCATCATCATGTTTTGCTTTTGCATGATATTTAAGTACTTCATTATTATATTCAACATTAAGATTGTTGAAAAGTATACTTCCATTATTCATACTTGGTTCTAGTTGTAATATTCTATTATGTTTATTATCTGTTGATCTGAAACCTGTTACTTTTCTGTAAACACCTTTTTCAACAAGATATTTTCTTAACTGTTCAGTACCATCTTCTTTATATGTATTTTCCTCAAATATTATTTCATCAGTTTCTGGATATTCGGATATAAACCATGCTGTATGTTCCATGATAGCATTTAACTTATGATTTTTTAATTGCCCTTCCCTTACTATTACCGCACCATTTAACAAACCTCCGAGTGTATATCCTGTATTGTCTAACCCTTTTCCCTCAGATGGGTCGATTGTAAGTTTCAAAGATTGTATCTTTGGCGGGGAATCATATAATCCCTGCCAATATCTTTGAATTCTAAAAGGCATATCACTTGAATTTCTAGGTTCGGATTGATCTTCTTTCCAAAATGCATCTTCTCCGAAAGCCTCTCTGTCTAAAGCCACATTATAATACCCACCAGGATATATTGTTTTGGATTCGGGAACTTTATCTTCCCATAATACTTTTGCACCTTTTAACATTTCCTCTTTATGTTGTTGATAAAAATTCCAAGAGGTATTAAATCTATTTTCATCCGGTATGTTTCTATAAAGCTTTCTCCATTCTTCCCAAAACTGCTCATTTTCAGGAAACGATATTACGCGTTTTAATATTAATGATTTCCATGCTGGCATTTTTACCACTTTCGCTAGCAAGGAATCTTCACTTAGCAATGTACCAATATAAAAATAATCTGTATTATATGTTCCCAATCTGCCGATTTCTTCGTTAAAACAGCTTTCTAATTTATGCCTTAAACTTTCAGATTCCATCACATTTTTGTCTTCAAGATCATCTAGGATTATTAAATCTGGTCTTGTGTCTTTGTTTATACCTCTCAGTCCAGCTTTCCAACCGCTACAGCAAATCCAGACTCTATTTTTAAGGCATATTTCCTCTGCATTCCATGTTCTTCCCTTTTGTGTACCGAAATCCTCAATTATTTCTTGGCTTTCAAGCGCTTTTTTTGTTTTTTCTAAAAAGTTTGCTGAAATGTCACCATTTGAACTTATGAAAAATATAAACTGTTTCTTCCCGTATAATGCCGCCCATGTTGGCATCGCAAAACTGCTGAATGTAGATTTTCCATGTTCTCTCGGTGCTATTATAGCCTGTTTTTCTCTTGTCTGTGATTCTATAACATTTTTCAAAATGCTGAGTATTGTTAAAGCATAATCCCCAAATTCCCTCTCAAACTGGTCTGCCAAATAAGCCTTACAAAAAAAATCAGGGTACAATTCCCCCAACATTCGTCTGAGTCCTGACGGTCCGGTCATCGGATAATTAGTCAATATATATTCAGCATCATCAATGCCAAAATGGTCTATTACTTTATTTATAAGCATGTTTTTTTGTTCATCGGTCATATTATCACATCTTTCAATATAAAGAAAAAGAAGCTTATTTCAGCTCCTCATATCTTTTTTTTATTAAATATTCAATTTCTTTTGTCATACTTCTGCTGTCTTTTTCTGCTATTATCTTAAGCAACTCTTTTGTGACTTCATCCAATCGAATATCTATTCTAACTATTGCGGGCATCTATATCACCGCCTCAGTTAATTTTTTCTGACTTAATATTTTTAGAGGCTTAATTATGCATTCCCCATCTTCTCCGTACCCTAGAAATTCTCCTTCTATAGTAAAAAGCATATTACCAGCCCAAAAGCCGGTTTCTTTAAAGTATTCATTCAGGGCTTCAATATTTTTAAAACATGACACTCCTGATTCAATAAAAATGTATTTATTCGCATCAGGATTATTGTTTTGTAGATAATTTCTGACTAAATGTGTATTTTCTGGTACACATTTTATTCCAAGTTTTTTGCAAGTTGATTGGAAATATCCCCAATCAAGTGTTTTTTCCCATGCTTCGTTATAATCGTAAAATCTATTACAACTTTTGTGGTTTAAATTGAAATTTTCACTTTGGATTCTAAAATATTCCATCGTATTACTCCTCTCAACTCTATAATATTATTATACAGCATAGTGCTGTATAAGTCAAGGGATTGATAAAAATATTTTTGCAATAAAAAAAGCCATCCACCTGTTAAGGTGAATGGCTCATAGGCTCAAAGTTTTGCTGTTTTACCAGCGCTATATATTTTTATAATATTTTTACATCGTCCGCATTTTGTTTCATAAACTGAATCATTGCCGCTTATATGTTTCATAAAAGGCTTCTTACAAACTGGACATGTTATCCATTCTTTAATTTCCTGCATATAAAGTCTCCTTTGCTTTTATCAGACTGTCAAGGCATATTTCGCATATATCACCAACAAACGCATACCAGTTATGATAATTGGCAAGTATTTCTTCTGGTTTTCTGCATGTCATAATAGTTTCCATCTCGAATTTAAGGTGATACGCCTGTACAACGTGCATCAAAAATAATTGAAATGTTTTGCCATATGCATTATTTATTTCAATCCTTGGATCAAGTATTTGTTTGCGTA